TATATTTATTCTAATGAATAAATAAATATAATAATAATATATTAATTTAATATTTTTGTATTTTTTAAAAAAAGTTAACAAATATAATAGAAAATAAAAATTATATAAAAAAGTTTAGCATTTTTTCGATTTTTACAAAAATTTTCATTTAATATATATATTTATATATATATTACTGCTCGAAAAAAATTCCTGAGGGGGTGTTTTTATGGATTTTTTACATTTTTTATTCGATTTCGAGGGAAACTTGAGAGTTAAGAGGGCTCCAAAACTAAAACTCGTTGAACCAGGTGGTTTTATACTTTCTTATGAGGTTCCAGGTGAGGGTAGGTTATACAAATTATTTAAGTCAAATGTCTATAAAGGAAATGATGAATATTTGAAAATTATTTTTGAGTATTTCTCAATTTCTAATTCAACGCTGAGTCGCTGTAAATCTAATAGGTATACTTTACTTAAACCAAAACCTTCTAAAATTAAAAGGCTTTTCGGTATAGTGTCTGACGAGGACAGAAAGAATGCTTTATACAATATGGAACTCGCAGTTAAACAGGCTAGGAAAAATCATTCTCTAAGGTTATTCGATTTATGGTTGTCTAACTGGAAAATCTTAAATCCTGGGAAAAAATATTCTTATAATAATATGCTAAAAGAGTTTGACAATATCGTCTCTTCAGTGTTATAATGTATTAAAAGGAGGTACTATATATGAATTTCTGGAAACGTTCCGATAATCAATCCCTTGATGGATTCGATTTCGACAGGGATACTTTTGAAGATTTAATTGAATGCTATACCCCTCAAGAACAAATCCTTTCATTACTTGGTATCTCTCATTATGATATGGACAGGTTCTGCAAGAAGATTTACAACATGTCTTACAATGAGGCTTACTGCTTTCTTTTATACAAGTCTGATGCTCATAACAGAAAGGCATTTAACATGCTTGCTAAAGAGGGTAATCAGACTGCTATGAAAATTGTCGCTGAACATTTTATGAAACTTGGTTCTATCGACAAGTCAGATGTTAAGGTGCAATTCGTAAATGATGTGCCTCAGGTTAAATCAGATGCTGAACTTTTAAAGGAGGAGAAATAGTATGATAGGGGATATGGCGAAGGAGTTGATAATTCAACAAAAACAAGAGTTGAAGTATGCAACGTGCCCGTATCTCAAGGTCACTGGGGAGCCAATTTTACCTGGTGAAACTCCTAATTTAAATCATGATATTTTTCAAATAAATAAGAACTTTGGAATATGTTATATGCGTAGGCGTACGAAGACGCAGGGAGGCGTATATAAAATAATAACAGAGATAGCAATTGATAAAAGAGTTTACTATATAAAGAGTTATGAAGAATTTGTTGAATTAGCGAAAACAGATAAAGCATTAGAATTCATGCTAAAATTTACATGTATAAGTAAATTGCTGTTTGATTTAGCAAAAGATAATGAAGAGATGAGAATTCCTTTTGGAATGAATTGGGATAAATATGTCGAACATATAAAAAGTAAAACAGACAAAGTTAGATTAAATCCATATAAGGAGGACTAGTTATGTTATTAAGAGAGTGGATAAGTAAAAAGGTACTAGAGATAGTAGGGCTATCTAAGACAAACGGTCCTGAGGAAGAGAATAGATTAACATTAATAAATGATAGATATAAGATAGTTCAACAGAAACTTGAAGAAGCCAATATCTGGTATGAAGGAGATTCTGATGAACTATTAAATTATTATACAAAAGCCACACATATAGACTGGAACTATGAACCATGGTATTCGAGAAATAAGAGAGGATATTTCTGGAGTATCTCATCGACAGAGTTCGATATTAAGAGAACACATAGTGGACAGCCACGTAATATAGTAGATACACTAGTTAATCTGATAGGTAAACCTGAAGTTAATGCAGGACCTAAATTAAAGAAGGAATTTCCTATTACAGAGAAACTAGAAGATATACTTGAGGAGAACTCATTCTGGGAGATGTATGCGACAGTCCAGATGCCAATGACACTGGTTGAAGGTTGGGGAGCGTATAAGATTGATTGGGATAAAGATTTTTCTGATAATGTTATTATTAAATATTATAGAGCGAAAGATGTCGAGTTTATATATAAAGATAATCGAATTAAAGGTATAATGTTTAAAGATTATTATACAGACGGTAAATATAATAATTATCTGATAGTTGAGACGAGAGTTAATATTAAAAAAGACCTCGTTATTATGAAGAATGTATTTAAGGTTACAGGTGATGATGTAACTGAAATTGATAAAGATAATTTACCTGATGAGTTATCTGATTTGGATTTAGATGTATTTAAGGTAGAATCGTATAATAGGCTATTAGCCGTGCCAAGTATATTTTATAAAGATGTTGCGAATAACGACGGATACGGAAGAAGTATATTTACAGGTAAGTTCGATTTATTCGATGACCTAGACCAGTGTTTGAGTCAGAGTTCTAATGCCGTGCGAAGAAGTACAGTTATTGAATATTTTAATACAGATTATCTGGAGAGAGATAAGAAGACAGGTATCCCACAGATGCCTAAGGTGTATGACAGAAAATATATTCAGTATGTTGGAGGTAAGACAGCAGATGGTTCAAGTAATTCTAAGGACCCTGTACAGGTAGCACAGCCTCAGTTAAATTTTGCTGAATATTCTGAAGAGGAGAAAAATATTCTGTTACAGATTATTACAGGTATTATGTCACCTGCGACACTGGGTATTGATGTATCTCGTAAGGATAATGCAGATGCACAGAGAGAAAAAGAAAAGGTTACAATATTTACACGTAATATTATTATTGAATCTGAGACTCGTACTCTGAAGAAACTGTTTAATCAGGTTTTAGAGGCTGATGAGTTGATGAGAACAGGTAGAATTGAATGTCATGACTGGAATATAAGTATTAAATATTCTGAGTTCGCAGACGAGAGTTTTGAAAATAAGTTATCGAAACTGGGAGATGCGTATGCGAATGGAGTTATATCAGACGATATGTATTTGTCGAAGTTATATGGTGATAGCCTAAGTTCTCAGGAATTAGATAATGAGAAGAAATGGTTAGAAAGCCAGAGAGTTAAAAAACAGGCTGAGGATAATCCGTTTGGAGGTATGTTAGATGACATCGACAGAGAGGATAACGAGGATATTTAAAAGTATACAGTTAGCCGTGCGCAGCAGGAATAAAGCGTTCATGTATGTGGCGGTTAAAAATCTGGATAAGAACCTGATAGATAGGGATAAGAGTAGGATATATAAGAAAATGCTCGAGTTGTATTATAAATATACGAAGGTGAAATCTGAATTTATCCCTCTGGAAGGTGAGATTCTGGAGTTGGTACGCTGTATTAATAAAGTATCAGAAGCCAGACGTAAAAGAATCGAAATTAAAGCACAGCGAGAGTATTTGAGAGTGCGTAGAAGCGAGGGTCAGGTATTCTGGTTGTGTAGTTGGCACGATGATTGTGCAGAGGACCACAAGGACTGGCAGGGTAAGATATATGTTGATAGATTCTGGAGGAGTATGATAGTTGATGAGAGTGTCAGAAGCAGGGTTGCAGCGTATATTCGTAATCACGATACTAGGTCCGTGCAGGATATTATGAGAGGTCCTGTATATATGACGACAAGACCGTATTGTAGACACAGATTTATTCCTGTTGATATAGATGAGGTTCTGTCAGGGAGTGTTAATTCTATTAAAAAAAGCCACCGTGCTCAGGGTCACGTAGGTGGTAAGAGAGGCGACGGTAGACAGAGGTATTTAAAACTCAGGGATAAAATTCACACCGTGCTCGATATTAGTAATAAAAGGAGGATTTAAAATGTCCTCCTATTTTTTACGTTAGGATATGCAGCGAGTAATGCCTGTCTGGCAGAATCGAAATCGTAATAGTTGTAATGTCCCTGAGCCCAGGAACCTGATACTGGGTCGTAAGAGTAACCCCAGGCGAAATCCTGTTCCTCTGGTCGGAATACTAATATTATATAATTATTGCGACTGTCAGCGTATTTCTCGAGTATAATCCACCCTAGATTCGTTAATTTAGTATACATGATGCAGATACCTCCTATACTAATATTATACCATATATTATAAGAGAAGTCAATATTAAAAGTTAATTCATGCCAGAAATCCGCAGACCCCTTATATGAATTAACTGCGTTATTTTATACCTGAAGTATATCACATAATATTATATGTGTCAATAATGTTACCGTGCTTAATCTGATTTAAGGAAAACCAGTCTATGCGACTGGTCTGATTCCTATTTCCCAGAATGATTGAATTTCATTTATTAATTTTTCTTCGTCGCAGTCATCGATTAGTGCCGATAAGAATTCCATGTGGTCATCCATATCACACCAGTCTAGGGCTTGTTCTGCCCAACCCTTAGCAGTTAGGATTCTATCTACAGCGAAGTCACCTCCTTGATAATCAGCGAAGCACTCATATTTTTTAGTGTCGTCGAATTTTAAATCGATAAGTTTAACGCAATCGTCATAATTGTATGATTCAACCTCTCCAAGGAAGAAATTATCATATTTGGTTTTAACGCATTTTGCTCTTTCTTGTTCAAATAATTGTAAATCCTTCATTTTTATCACCTCTTTAATTTATTATAAATACTTAAATACTGTCTCATAGCCTTGTCGTCCTCTACGAGGCTTCTAACGTCGCTATAAGTGTCTGAAATATAATCCTGTAATTGTGAGATATTCTCTTCTAAATCAAGGCTCATAATTGAATCTACGATTTCTTCTTTATCAATGTCACAAACTTCATAAGGATTGATATATTTTACAAGATTATAAATCGCTATTGCTGTTTTTCTTGTAGTATCCATAGTCAAAATCTCCTTTCTTTGTACTTTTATTATAATACAACTTATATCAAATGTCAATAGTTTTTTAAAAGATTGTTATGCACGGTATAGCATGATTGGTTAACCGTGCTATATCTGGGAGTAAAAAAAGAGGGATTCAATCCCTCCTAGTGTTTTTTGAATACCACTGATTGTCCTTTTTCTAGACTCCAGCATGATTTGCAGTGTTGGCAGTCTCCTATACAAGGTATAGCGAACTCTGGAATGTCTGCGTTTTTAGTTGAGTCCTTGAAAAATACATATGTGACAGGTAGATTGTAAGGATTTTCAACCTTAAATGTATTATCCCAGGCACTAAATACTATTTTTAGATTGCTTGGAATTTCTTCTCCTGAGTCTAAATAGTTATTTACTAGATTAAATTTTTTAGTAAAGCATAAAAATTTTGTGAATGGCAGTTCCTTCGCCACTCTTATAATACCTTTTAAATATGTCTCATTTACTATATCTCCGCTTGAATGCCATCTAAAGAACTTGTAAACTACGTCTCCATTTAATTGCTCTATAATTTGATTAAAATAGTTGTCAGGGTCCTCAATAAATGCATCTAAATTGTTTTGTAGGCTCTTTTTAACGTTATCATATAACCAGTTACCTTTTAACGCATAGCAGCCTTTTTTACAAGGTGCGTCGGCTCTACAAGTCAATGCGGCTGGTAGATTGATACTAGGAATCATAGTTCCTAGTTTGCTGTTAGTCCTTGATATTTTTATTGTTTTCATGTTTTTATACCTCCTTAATACAACTTAATTATAATACATATTATAAGACTTGTCAATACTTTTGTAATAAATTATATCATGATTGTTTAGCACGGTAAGTGGATTCATGAGTATCCGTGCTACCAGATGAGGATAAAAGAAAAACCCAGATTATTTTCTGGGTTCTGGTTCAACTTCTTCTTGTTTACACACATCAAGATATCTTTCGTAGCGAATGCTACCACTAAGATACTCAATGTAGGCTCTTTCGTCAGCCGTTAGGTCTTCTCCAAAGAAGTAATAATCCATAAGGTTCCAAGGTATTAACTGCTCAACTTCTTTGTTCTGGTCTCCTAATCTTTGATATACTGCATAATAAGTTTGCTTTAATATATCCACAAGTTCTTCTTTTGTGAATTGATAAGCATTGTTTGCAATAAAATCATACATATTGCCTTCTTTACAGGCTTTTAATAATTCTTTGTCTCTTTGATTCATATTTTTATCCTCCTTTATGGTACCTTTATTATACCATATACAATAATACATGTCAACAATTATTTGCAGCACGGTAAGTATTATTTTATTATCCGTGCTTATCCAGATAAAAGAAAAAGAGGAACAAGTCCTCTTATTCGTCTTTACAAGATTTGCAGTCATGCATTAAATCGGATAGGATGTTTGCATATCTTGCTTTTTCGGAACCGTCGCTCCAGTCCATAGCCTCTAAAAATCTCTTGATTTGTGTAAGTCTCTCGCTTTCATCATATTCAGTTGTCTTGCCGTAGCAAGTAATAGTAAACTTTGCCATACTATTATCTCCTTTCTTCTATATTTATATTATACCATATAATATACAAGTTGTCAATAACAAAATGCAGCACGGTACATGACGCAGAAGAAAAGGAGAATTGCTTCTCCTAGTCATAATATTTATTTAAGTACGCTTGTACTACTTTATCAAATGTTTCATCATTAAGTTGTTCATTTATTTTCTTCATATTAATTTTAATTTTCTTACACTCATAATAATCAAAACAATGATATATGCAGTCTACAACAACATCTGCAATTAATTGTGTGTATGTTTTATCAACATTATCCCAAACTGCTCTTACATAATTACATATGGCTGTAAAATCTTCATCAGTTATAGGTTTATCAACTGACCACAATGATGCTTGAACGCAACTTACTATATCAAGCGATATTGATGCTTTAATTCCGTTTTTTTGTAATAAATCTCTAATCTCTATATATGTCATATTTAATCCTCCTCTTCACTAACATAATCTTCTATTATTATTTATTTACTCTTCTAACATTTTCTTTTGAACTTCTCTTATTCTTGTCTTAACAGTTTCATTGCTTACTTTTTCTATCAGGTCATCTAGGTCATCAACATAGAACTCTGTTTCAAGTAATTCTTCTAAACTTTCATAAAATTATATCCATCTAGGTTTCCATTTTGACATTCTTCTCATATTTAATCCTCCTCATCATATAAATAAAGACTTCCACATTCATTTAATGATATAAATATATCATCATTTACTTCTGAGCGATATGCTCCAATTTTCATTTTATCATTGAATACATATTCACTAACATTATGCATTAACAAATTATAAACTATTGCTTTAATATTAATAATTTTTAATACATCTTTATTGATATTATCACTAATATATATTTTTCTTTCCATACGTCTCATCTCCTTGTATACATAGTATACCATAACATATAATAATTGTAAATGGTTTTTTTATTTTTATTTACGCACGGATATACTCCCAGATTCAAACCGTGCTATTCTGGATAAAAATAAAACAGGCTATTCGCCTGTCTCATAAACTCTGCCGTCGATTTCCCAGTAAACCTTATCAGGGTCAAGGTCGATTGCTCCTCCATTTACATCTTCGGCTGAGAAGTCCCATAGTTCGCCATTGTCATATGCCTCTCCATACTTCTCTCTGTACTCCTCTAGAGTTTTACCACATAGTATTACCATACTAACACCTCTTTCCTATACTTTTATTATAGCATAAACAATAACATATGTCAATAAGAAAATATAGCACGGTATTGATTCTAAAAGAAAAGGTTGCCTTATCAGCAACCGAACACTTCTTTTCTAAAGTGTAAACATCTTAGTTTGTTGTCTATTAACTTTTTAATTATGAAGTGATTACATCCGTCATGATGATGAGCCTCTATGTGAAGATTACCATATCTATCTTCATAGATATTATTCATATCCTCTAAACAAGCATAAACGGCTTTTGAGACGTTTTCAAACTCTTTAGGATATATTTTATGTTTGCCATCCCATAAGCCTAATTCTCCTATAACAGCAACCTTTTGATTTGCTAGTGGAGAATACTTATAGTTTCCGTCTTTACCGAAGTCATCTTCAAAAGTTGATTTGATGTATTCATCCAAGTCCATATCAGTTGGAACATAGATATTATCACATCCATAATCCTTTCTTAATTCTTCCTGCTCCTCACTTGTCATCAAGTAGAAGTCTTTATAAATAGTGTGATTCATATTATCAACACTCCTTTCCTTTGTCTTTATTATAATACATACAATAATAAAAGTCAACAAGAATATTAAGCACGGTGATGAATCAAAAAGAAAGGAGTGATTGATTCACTCCCAACATTGTTCAAGTTCATTCATAAACTTATTTAAATAATCTAATTCCTTTTGACCATAAATTGAGAAGCAATAACCTTCAGGATGTGATTTAAATATAAAATTAATTTTTTCTCTGCCTTCAACCTCATCATCAAACTCAACTATTAAAATTGGATATTCCTTGTCATTTTCGCTATAAAATGTAATTTTCTTATATTCAAACATTACATCTAGGCTACCAAACAACGAACAGTTTTTGTTATTAATCCACTGGGATACTATAAACATTGCTTTGCTTTTATCATATATTTTCATATTAACACCTCTTTCTATTTATATTATATCATATAGTATAAGAAGAAGCAAGGATTTTTTCATGCACGGTGGAATCAAGAAAAAGAAAGAGGAGATTAATTCTCCTCCTTTGTAAACAGCATAACTCTTTCAGCAATTAAGTCTACTTCATAGTTAGGTTCACCATATGATTTAATATGTCCTTTAATACCTACTGTTTTATTAATAAAATTATTTATTCCGTCAGGGAAGTTAGGTATAAGAACTTCAATATCATCAAACTCTTTTTTACCCTCAGCATTTAAGAATGGTCTTTGAACTTTAATTACTGCCCTATTGCTTTTTACCTCTTCTAGTTTACCAATAATCATAAAATAATTGTACATATTATTCAACTCCTTTCTCTAATTATATTGTACACTATAATATCCTGATTGTCAACAGTTTATTTTTACACGGTTATACAGAATCACATCAGGATTCCAATCTGGCTGCATCCGTGCTACATGTCTGTGAACAAAATAAAAACCAGCATTACGCTGGTTGGAATAAATCATTAAATTTTAAATCTTCATCAGGAACTTGTTTTTCAGGAATATTGTATTTTTTTCTTACTGATGTAAATATTAATCTGTCATCTTCACCAAACAAGTATAATGTGGCTTTATCATTTGAATGGTTCATATAAAACCAAGACCATAATATTGCTTCAAGTCCTTCAGCCACTTCCTTGACTTGACCTCTACCATTAACAACTACTCCTTTACATTTTTCTAAATCTTTACTTAATAGCATCTTCTAACACCTCCATAGTATGCTCTAATTCGTCCAAAATCGCTTGTTTTACGAGTTTTAATTGTTTAGCAGTATATTTATAGAATGATTTGTTTCTAAACTTCCTAAAACTGTATATTGTTTGAAGAACTTCATTGGTTCTTCGTTCAGCGATACGCTTAAAATTATTTTCTTTTTCTTCATCAGCCATATCAATCATCTCCTTACCTACTTCTATTATACCACCTAATATAATATTGTCAACAATATTTTGAAAAATATTTTTAAATTATTATAGCACGGTACATTCCTGTAAAAAAAGAGGTTCAGGATTGCTCCTGAGCCTACCATTTTTCAACATATTCAATTGTATACTGCATTGCTTCTTGGTTGTCGATATCAGGAATGTAATGGCACTCGATATGTGTTATATCTTTATAATCAATATCTTTTTTAGCAACTTTTTTAACTAGCCAATCATTGATATCGTCTTTATATTCACTTCTATCAAGTCCACACTCATGATTACCCCACACATTAATAATTAATGTTTTTAATAACCTGCCATTTTCTACATCAGTTTTTGTTTTCTTACCTACAACCTTAGCATTTACTGAGCCATAGCCCATAAAGTGTTTTATTCTCATATAACGCTCCTCCTTATTACAATTATATTATATCATACATTATAACAATCGTCAACTAAAATATTTAGCACGGCATGGTGGATAATAAAGAAGGGAATTACTTCCCTATCTTTTATTCACAATCTTCATTTAACTTTACTAAGATTGTTGTTGAGTTATCTTCCCAAAACTTATTTAAGTAATCAGTGTTTTTAATAATTACTTCGTTAAAATAATCAGTTCTAGAATAGGCAACATTGTATATTTTATCTACTAATACAACTCCACCTTTTGAATGATTATGAATGGTTACGTTTGCTTTTGTAGTGGCAATGTAATCATTGATTACTTTGTTTTTATCTTTGGAAAACTCCTTTCTTAAAAATAATTTTGTAAAACCTAACATATTTATTTCTCCTTTCTCTAAGGTATCTTACCTTACAACTATATTATACTACATAGTATACAATAATGCAATACCTTTTTAAAACATTTTTAAATTAATAATGATAATTTATACGACGAGATAATAAAAACGTCTAAAACAGGCTGTTTTGGGCTGCACGGAAGGGATTCTGGAATCAGGTGAATCTGGGATTCTGTTCAGGATTCTAATACCGTGCATATCAGATGATAAAAAAGGAGATTAACTCCTTTCACATATCTTGTGGGCTAATCTCTTTATTTCATTTAAATCGGCTAGTTCTTGTTCTAGTTGAGCAACTCTACTTTTTAATGATGCATTTTCTAATTTCAGTTTATTATTCTCTCTTCTAATACCATTATCAGCCAACGACATTATATCTCCTCTTACTAATGTATAACCATAGTCCTTAACGTAATTGGCTATCTTTTTAAAAGTTTCAGTATTGGTACTGCTACCTGCAAATCTATTGTTATATAGTTTGCTAACGTAAGATATTGATACCCCACATAATTCAGCAAAGGTTGAAACATTAATCTCTTTACCTTTACCATACCCTTGTAGGTCAAAAAATTCTCTTAATGTTACTGTTCTCATATCGATACATCCTTTCTATACTCTAATTATATACCATATACTATAATAAGTCAAGAAAATTATTTGGCACGGTTTTCTAGTTGCTTCAGGTAGTTGCTTGCAGAAATATAACTGTCCTGATAAGAGATAATTACATTGTTCGAGTTCACAACTATCCAACACTTATGCTTCTCTGAATATTTGATGTAGTATGTCATCAGAATCCCTCCTTTGCACGGTCATGATTGTTTTAGAAAAGGGTAGCGAACTACCCTAAACTAATTATGTTTTTAAGTTTTACATCGAAAATAGGTACCTCAGCATATGAGTAATCATTTTTAGGTTCAGGCAATGCTCCAACCTCTACTAAATACTTATAATCAACCTCTTCACCATCTAGAAAGTATGTTGTGTGGACTTTAGATTTGTTTTGAGCCTTTGTACATCTTAATCTTAATTCATTTGTCTTCTCATTAAGAATTAAGTACTTATTGTACCATTTACCATTGATATCATTGAATACTGTTTTTACATCAGCAATTGTTTTAATCTTTTGATATCTAACGCCTAGCCTTACCACTCTTGAGGTTATTTTAACTACTCTACCTTTGAATGCTTTTCGTAGACCACTTGGCTCTACCTCATATTTAATTTTTGTGTAAGTACCATTTTTAATGAATGGCATAAAAGTTAAGAAATCTTGTAATTCCATTTTGTTTACCTCTCTTTTCTCCCTCAAACTTTTTTTGTTAGACTTGGGACTAACCATTGGTGTTTTAAGAAAAAGGGACTTTTTATAAGGAAGTCCAAAACCTCTTTACGTATATAGTATACCATTATATATACTAACTGTCAACAACTTTTTATAAAAAATTTTTAGAGGATTTTGGCACGGTATGCAGCATGTCGTCTGGGAAGCGACTGTTCCAGATTGCTGGTCATCTGGAGGGCACGGTTTATCCAGCATAAAAAAAGAGGACTAAGCCTCTTTCTGGTTTATTAAGTTTTCAAATTCATCAGGAAGCATAAACATTATTGGATATTCTCTAAACTCAGGTGTGATTGCTTCTTTTTTAACTGCTACCCAACGTCCTGTAGGGTTTTCGTCTTCGCTTGGCTTCTCTACCAATAAAGTGTATCCTTTAAACTTTTCTTTGCATTTATCGCAAGGTTCAATAGAATTACATATCTGTTTAGGTGCCTCCACATCTCCTTTTAATTTACCCATCAATGCTATTCCAGTTGCTTCTCCGCAATAGAAACAAACTGTCATACTTGGATTAACTCCGAACTTCTTACTTAATAATATATCTCCTTTAGCCATAAGCCATTCCCCCTTTTGCAACTATATTATACTATATATTATAAGTTTTGTCAACAATCCTGAACAATCAAATTTATGCACGGATGAATCCAGATAAAAAAGAAGAGGTATTAAACCTCTCCTCCTTGTCTCCAAATCATATCATCAATGGTAGCAGTTGTTCCACTAATAGTAGCCATTCTTTCTTCTGAGTATTCAAGTTCACTCATTGTCTTTACTACACCATTTCTAATGGCTCTTAATTCTTTTACTGATTTACCATTTAAATCTAAGATTTCCTTTACCTTATCCATTTGCTCATAAGTTATGAACGCCCTATTAATATTAAGTTTTTTTAATTGTTTAACTTGGTTATCGTTAATTACAGCAAATTCCATATGCTCTTTCCTCCTTACGTCTTTATTATACTATGCATTATAAGCTAATGTCAATACTTTAAAATAAAAAGTGAGAAAATTAATTCTCACCTTTATTCCTACGCATATCTGCTAGAATCAATCCTTTGATGTATGTCGCACGGTTAGTCATCCCAGCAAGATACTCATTTAATTCCTTTTCTGTATTTGTGTTTACGCAGATAATGTATTTCTTTACATTGTTCTTAGCATATTGAGCAATGTACTTTAACTTGTTCTGATAAGCAACTGTTTCCTTTCTTAATTTTGCTGCCATATTTATCACCTCCCTCTTCTGCTTCATGTTTTACACGGTATGTACAGGCGAATCAGATTCATCACCAGATTCATGTGGCGATTCTCATCTGATGCACGGTCTTCGCTGTTAAAATTAAACCTGATTTGAATCAGGCTTAATCTGTTATTGAATGATAGAAACTTAAATCGTCTCCATTGAAGTTTTCATAGATGTAATCTTCACATTGTTGCCATAGTTTATTATATACCTTTGCTAATGGTTCATTTGTTTCATATAATTGCCATATTTTATGATTGAGTGTCATTGCCAGTTCAGTCATATATTTAATATTGCCTTTAAAACTTTTTAAACTCCTTTTATAAGTGTCTTCAATGGCTGATTTACCAAATTTATCTGCAATGGTGAAATCCTCCCAGAATGTAGTCTCGACTCTTTCATCGTTTCTATCTGAACAACTTGGTATTAACATATATACCACTCCTTTCTCTATCTATATTATATCATATATTATAAATAAGTCAATACCCTGAAGACGAATCGTCTGCAGGATTCATGAGCACGGCATACACTCCCTTTAAAAAGGGATTTTTATCTCCCTTTATGCTTTTTATATTTAGTTAAACTACTTGCAAGATATGGCTTCAAATTATTATTGAGACACCATTCAAGATAGTCAATATACCATTGTGGCATATCATACACCTCCTTAATTATTAATAATAATGCTTTCAACATTTGAATATTTTATTGTTGCATTATCATCAATTTCTAGAATATCTTCTTTAAAATCTAAATCATTAACATCAGCAAAAATTACTGTTGAATTAATGGTAATTTTAATTCCCTCTCTAAAAGTTATATATGGCATATCCTCTTTTTCTTCTTTTTCTAAAATGTTAAAATCGAATTTTAATCCTAAATCTACACATTGAGCCATAACATCTTTCATTATATCTTCTTTTTTCATTGCCCTCACCTCTTTACACTTATATTATACCATATAATGTTATATTGTCAACTATATTTTTAAATTTTTTTCAATCTGGATAAGGCACGGATATCAGGAACAAAATAAAAGACTCAGGATTATCCCTGAGCCTTCTTAGTTGGAACATATTTTTTATATGTTGGTAGAAGTTCATATGCTTGGTAAGAACCAAATCCTTGGAACCATTTAACGCCTTCCATTTTCTTAACTATTCCTAGTTTTTCAAGCAATGGCATTACCTTGTCCACTCCGTCATATTCTTTAGAGAAGAATTGGTTTTCTTCAAGTAATGGTGTCCCATCAACCCATACGCTACAATCACATATAGGTCCTTCCTCTAAATCCTCTACCTCTAGATAAGTTCCACCATTGGCATACTCATCTACTACCAATATACAATTTTTAAATGTTCCGAAATCGGTTTTTAATTGAAATGTTTCCATACTCATTTCTCCTTTCTACACTTATATTATATCATATAGTATAATAGGTGTCAAGAAGAAATTTCTGCACGGTTAACATTCTTCAATTATTACTTTATACTGTTCATCAGGTTGCTGTTCTTGGCATTTTTTAATAAACTCAGCAGCCTTTTTAATGGTGTCGAAAACACCTAACTCCTTATCGTCGTTAGTAACAATATAATTCTTCATTTGTGTGTACCGTTCCTTTCCGATTGCAATTATATAATAACGTCCAATCATGCTGCTGTCAATATGCACGGATAACAATCTAAAAAAAAGAGAGGCTTAGTTAGCCTCGTCTATTAATACTTGTAATCTTTTAATGGCATCACTTAATCTTTCATCATCACATTCAAATACATTGATTTGGGATTTGATGTAATCTAGACTATCTTGTGGAGTATAACCATTAAATTCTTCCATTGGTCTTAAAACTCTTTTAGTAAGATTAACTGTTCTTGTTTCAAATTCATCTATTACTATATTAAACTCATCAATTTGTTTCTCAATGTGTTTTTTCTTAGAATACATAGTAACTAAATTTTGAACTCTAAATGCTATACGAGCACCTAATCCTCTATTTAAAATATCATCTCTTAATTCCTTAGGTGTCCAACCGTAGAATTCATGAGTTTCACCATTAACTGTTATTTTCGCCCTTCTATACTTTTGTTCTCTAATCATATCAATCATATCCTTTCTATTTATATTATACTGTATGATATATCATTTGTCAACTCCTGATTTAGGCACGGATTTGAATCCTAAAGAAAAGCCTGATTGATTCAGGCTCTTCTATATAATCCTGCTTTCCACAGATTATGTAGTGGATGGTCTTCGCTTTCATAATCTTTTTGTCTTACTCTTATTAAATATTTTTCCACTTTTTCTACATCTTCTTTTTTATCACTCATACAATGCATACTCATAAAAAGTTTTTCACCATTGGTGTTTCCTAAGTAAATATATCCTCTTTCATAAATTAACTTAAATTGTTGATTTGGATATTCTTCATAAATATCAACAACTCTTGGGCTTTCTCCGTCATCGTTTAAATGATACCTTGGAATACGTCCTTTTTCATTGATTCTTTTTACTTCTTCATATTTAGGGTCCATTGCGTCAAACATAGTAGCAAACGCATTAGCCATTCCCTCTTTTCCTGTATAATTCATAATACATCATCTCCTTCTATCTATATTATACTACATAATAGTATACAAGTCAATATCTAATATAAAATTATTGACACTATTATATTAGACGATATAAAGAACCTGGAATTTTTTTTGCACGGTAATATATATATATTATATATAAATATATATATTAAATTCTATTTTTTGTATTTTTCAGAAAATGTTAACAATTATTATAGAAA